AGGTATCTTCAGCATGCTGTAATCTGGAGCCAACTGTTTAAACAAACCAATAAAAAAAACTATCTTCTACTTCCCTCTGGTGCGTATTGTTTAAACAACATAGAAATTATTTTCTGGAAATCTAAACTAAATGCTTGACTTCTATCTTACAAACTGCAATCATTACACCGTAGCAACAATGCTACACAAACGAAAGGCTGGAAATGCTAGGAACTGACCTGATTGCAGTAATGATTGCGCTGATTACTTCTGTTAGCGTAATGATTATTACTATAAAAAGAAATGCACAACTAGAAAAAGAAAATGCTTGGTTGCGTGAGCGTGTATCAAACCTTCGCAAGCAAGTATCCAACATGGTAGAAAGACCCTTCTAACATGAACGCAACTAAAGAAATAGAAATAAAAGGCTCACGCCAAGATGACACTGGATGGAAACGGTATATCTATTTTACCTATGATGGAGAAAGTTATGAACTAACCTTATTTTGGGATGAGTTCAATGGCTATGAAACCTATTGGCAAGTGCCTACGGTAAGACCTGATTGGGTAAAAAACTGGAACCAAGATGAACATGGTGGCATGAGTTTCGAGTGGTACCTTGATGAACTAACTTGGGATGTGAAGTGATGAGTAATCAAACAACTTACCAAGGCTGGAAAAACTATGACACTTGGAACTGTGCGCTGTGGGTTAACAATGACTACGCACTGTACTTATCTGCTCGTTTATTCATGACCGTATACAAAGGCGCAAAGCCTTATCGTGATTGGGTAAAGGTAGCAGGATTAGAAAACGACTCAACCAAAGATGGTTGCAAATGGGTAAGCAGTAAATTATCCTATGCTGAACTCAACAACATGATGAAAGACTTGGTGAACTAATGAAATGTAATGAGTGCGAAAGAGAAGTAGAAGTGATGGATGGCGTAGCCTTATGCCACTATCACTACGACAATGAAAGCCTTGCTAAACCAAGCGCTTACTATCAAATGGAAGGGATGAACCAATGAGTAAAAGTACTTCAAACATATATGCGAAAGCAAAGTATGATGCAATGGAGCAACTCATTGCCAATCATCGCGCTGAGTATGAAGCAATCTTTAAAGCAGAGAAGTTAAAGTACGGTATAACACCGCGCTTAACTACTGCCGAAAGGATTGCCCAACTAGAACAGACACTTGAAAATCTTAGGTCGTTTAAACAATGACCGACAAAGATGAATTTGATTGGTGGTATTACAATCGGTTGCACCAGTTTTTTGAAAACTTACTGGCACCTATGTATCAACGCGCCAACGAACCAACGGTCAATGACCTCAAGAAAAATGATGAGGAGTCAAATGTCTGAGCCAATGTACCTACAAGGAGATGATGTCGCACTAGGTATTAACCAAACCTGTGATGACTGTGATGAACTGGACTGCACCTGCGGTCAACCTGACCGTATGTGGGAAGATGAGGAGTAAGCATGAAACTAACTAGAGAACAAATGCTAATGGTTAATGGTGCACTCGCTGAGTATAGATTAACTCAAACCGAGAGCAATATATGGGCTGATGTTGATGAGAAAAACTTTCAACAAATTGTCCTGCAACTGCGGAAAGATTACAAAAATGCTGGTAAGGGGGTGAAAAAATGAGTGAGCGCAAACCTGTAAAAGGCATGGTCATCAAACCAAATGGTGCACACTTGGAGAAATTGTTTAAACAACTAACCGATTACCAAGATGCTATTGATGGATACATTGAAGCAGTCAGACTGTATGACTACAACGGTGTAGAGGTAGCGTGTGCTTATGTGGATGAGGAAGGATTGTTAAAACAACTACCTCTAAATCCACTGGGCAGTGCAATTTCTTTCCTATTCGGTAATACACCGTACTTAGCAGGCAACATGATTGTTGTCGGTGCTTGCGATAGTGAAGGTTATGATACTGATATACCTGAGTACATATCCACACTTATCAGCAACATCAGCGCTAAAGATGAAGAGATAATCTCATGATGTTTAAACGGTTAATCGCCATGTTTATTGTAATAACTTTAAGCGTGGCGATTGACGATAAGTTTTTTGATAAGTCGCACATACCAGTATCACCAGCGCCAAGGGGTAATCATATTGCTGGCACAGTCGTAGCCTTCCATGAAAATAAATATCAACAACATGCAATACAGTTATTGATACAAGAAAATAAACTGGAGCAATGGACTTGCCTCTATACACTATGGACAAGAGAGTCAAACTGGAACCCCAAATCACGCAACCGTAAGTCGGGAGCCTATGGCATAGCACAATTCATGCCTGAAACTTGGGAACTTGTGGGCTATAAAAAAACCAGCAATGGGTTCACTCAAGTAGAAGCAGGACTTGCATATATCCAAAGAAAATATGGTGGCAATATATGTAAAGCACTCGGAAGTAATCTCGGAAGGGGGTGGTACTAATGGCTAATGAGGCAATCATCAGTGAACTAACTAATCATTTGATTGATGAACACTTTACTTGGTCAGTAGAGGATTGCAAACCAGCAACCTTGCGTGATGGAATTAAGTGTGAAGTTATATTGAAAACCGTACTGGACTATATGATTGGAGCAGGGTATGTCAATGAAACCAAAGTATCATAAGATACTAAAAGAAAAACAAGCACCAAACGGAGCAACAAACTATACCTTGCAGTACAACTCTGAACTGTTTAAACAAGGCTCATGTGTTGGCATCAATACTGAACTGTTCTATCCTGTAGAGGAAAGAGAAAACCCCGACTACATAATAAAGAAATTGTGTGGTCGGTGCCCAATACAGGTGGAGTGTTTAGAGTGGGGGTTAGCACATGAGGTATTTGGAACATGGGGTGGAGCAACCGCCAAGGCACGAAAAGCAATGAGAAGAAAATTAGGTTGGACAGTCAGTGAAATCACACTGTATCCGACACGAGAGGAGTTGAACATAGCCTGATATGTACGATACACTTCCCTACGAGGCACTCACCTAGGTTCCAGTCCCGATGGTGGGTGCCTTCTAAATTTTATATACATTATGCATCAATGCAAATACTTCATTAGACAAATCATCTAAACTTCCATTGTTATATATTGCATGGTCAAACAAATAATTATCCATGGCATGTTCACTTGCATGTGAATTAACAGCGCTATGACTACGCCTGTTTATACGCCATATCTTACCGCCTCGTTCCTTAATAGCATCGGCTTCATTAGGAAAGCGAACATCAGAGAACACAACCCGCTCATATCCATCGGCTCGTTTAAACGCTTGCTCAATCCAAAAGTTTTCTCCAAATAAATTACGCCCAACTTCTGTGCCAAACACCTGTAATAGTCTACGCAATTCAGGATTAGACTTGGCTACATCCCAACCATAATCCTCAACCTCATCACTGACACGAATCTTTTCATCAAGGTATGGGTTCAATGTATAGATAGCATCACGAATAGGCAAGGCAAAAGATATGCGTTTAAATTGATAGTTTAAACAAAGCAACTCAGCAACTGTATCTTTACCACTGCGGGCGTATCCGCTTAAACCAATTAACACTAATCACTCCACCATTTTTTTGCTATGCCATAACTATAAATAAAAAATAAAATTGCCATAGTATTTATGGATAATAAGGCAATGATAATTGCTTCACTCATTACAACCCCAAACTAATAAATATTTCTAACACTAACTTATAGAACTCCAAATCAAGGAGCATCATTTGCAACTCCAGCAATATAGATTCCATCTCAGTCCCCTCTTTCTTCTTGGTTTCTTATCTCTGCCTGTGCTTCTGCATTGCTACGAACACGCCTGCGCCCACGCCAAACAGGTGGTTCACCACCTAATCTATCTTGCAACTTATCTAAGGCACGCTTGACACGCTTGCGTATGGCTTCATCACTGGCACCATAACTTTCAGCAAGCGCAGCAAAATCCATACCGCCTTGTGCATAACGCATCCGAAGTAAATCATTATCTGACTTGTTTAAACGAGCCAAACCTGCAGCAACATCTGACAGCAAGGCTAATCTGTTCCCACCCTCGGAAGGTTTACTAGAGTGGGCAACAAACTCTGAGGTCATGTCAGGTGTATCAGTCCAACCAACATGCTCCCAAACATCGGGTAGTAACTCATGTAATACTGCATGTGTGTAGTAAAAACTATCTGACATAGGTGAGCGTGAGTGTCTTGACCTTTCCTTAGCCACATATTTTTGTGCCTCATTATAGAAAGTCTTACGCAATTTATACTTTAAACTTTCTTCACCTTGCCATTGTTCAATCTTATGCCAGTGTTCTAACGCCCACAAAGACATGTGCTGGTATAAATCATCAGTGCTTACTAGCCCACGATGGATACGATTAGAACGGCTTGCAACTTGACGAGCAACACCATAAATGGTTTCCCAAATTTTATCTTGTTCATCCATTGGCTGGCTCATCATTATACTTTCTAGTCGCTGTCATTAAATCATCTACTGTAATTAGATAACCTTTACTAAGATTAGGTGGTATCTCACAGGTTATCTCTCTACCAAAATTATCTACCGCATACCTAAGTACAGGTGTAGGTACCATGATGACCGATACCTGTAAAACGAAAGCCCAATAGGAAGCCTCCGTAACTGAAAGCCCTGAATCTGCCCATGCTTCGGTCTTTTTAAAATAGCAGGAAGTTTCAATGTATAGATTGTTTGTCTTGTACCACTTTCTATCTCTCTTGACTTCCACAGTTCTACCTTCGGTGAGTAGTTCTTTAACAAGTTGTTCTCCTTTTCTTCCGTATCCAAAGTCTAAATCAAATGATGAGTTCTTAGCCAAGGTTAGACACCTACTCGTCTGCGTAATCCTTCTGCACCTTCGGCTAGAAATACATCGTTAACATCTTGGTTGTCAGGCATAAACACAGGGAAAACATTATCTAATTCTCTGCTTATAGTTTTAGCCATCTCACGCCCTGCATTATCACCATCGCAGAACAACATAATCTTGTCCCAACCATCAAGCACACTAGAGTAAAACTGTTTCCAGTTATTAGCACCAGGCAAACCAACTGCTATGAAGCCAACCTGCGTAGCAATGATGGTATCAATCTCACCTTCACATACAACTAACATGCCATTGTCCCTTGACAATGCACCAATGTTGTAGATGTGAGTGCTTGCTCCTGGTCTTGATAAATACTTTGGTCCACTATCGTTGCTTAAACTACGAAAGCGAATATCAATTACACCTGCTGGAGTTAGATAAGGTATAGATAACTTACCCTGATATAACTCATGCCCTGTTTCAGGATTCTTCACGAAGCCGAGGCGGAACATACGAGCCGTTTCTTCTGTTATACCGCGACTCAGTAGATATGGGAGCGCCTCTCCTAGGTTTCTTTCGTAGTTCTCCGTTGCTTTCGCCAGTAATTCCCTCTGCGATTTTGAGAGCCTCGCCATAATTAACTCCTTCTCGTTTCATTATTATTGAATAAACATCCCCTGCCATGTCGCAAGCAAAACATCTAAAGCCACCGCCATCAATGTTTAAACGAGCCGACTTAACATGGTCATTGTGGAACTTGCAACAAACTGATTGCCAGCCTCCACGATTACTTGGAATAGTAAAACCATAGTGTTCTAGTACTTTTACGATACTGTGCTTAGAGGTTTGGGAGGACATCGCTGAGCCTCTGGACAACATAAGCATCTCCTATTCCTTTGTTACTTGCTTTGATTATCACCAATGGAATTGGTGTAACTGCAAGTTTCTTTTGTTCTTTATAGTTCTCTGCTTCAATGTCTGCTTCACGCAACCAACCTGATAAATCTATGCGACCATCACGCCTTGGAGCCTTGGCTTCTACTACATAAGAACCATTGACACCAGGAACAAAGGCATCCCCAACATCATTACGACCTGCACGAGGCAAGCGTTGAGCGTTTATACCCTGACTTAAGAACCAATCAACTAAGTCTATCTCAAAGGCAGCACCTCTGCGCTTGTTACTTTTTTGTTGACTCACGCTCTTTCCTTTCCGTGGCTTCAACTGCTGTCCAATATAAGTTATAGAAAGGACCATCAAAAGCAAATCGCTTCATGTGTTTTGCTATAACTCCAGTGTGTGCATGTATTGACATGCCTGACTTTCTAACCTTGCGGAAGAAGGCAATGTCCTCACCAATAAACTTCTCGCCTCGTTCACCATTTTCACCAAACCAAAAGTCCCCTGGAAATTTCTCATTGAGTGCTGTGAGTACGCTCTTGTGCATAAGAACTAATCCCATACCAGCATTGTCTACTTTAAGTATTTGATTTACAGGCAGTGGA